GTTTATTAGGACTTGGTGGTATGCGTAGCTGGGAAAAGTCTAAATCTGTCGCACGTAGTAATTTAAAGGAATAGTTATATGAAAGACATAAAACCAAATCAAGAAGGCTTAATGTCTCTAGCAGAGAAAAGGCCTGATGTCGTAGAAAAAATGGGCTACGATCCAGATAGTTTTGCTGCTGGTGGTATTGCTATGTTAGAAGCTGGTGGTATGGCCATGGATCCAGATATGGCAATGGAGGTATTCAAAGAAAACCAAGATATTGAAGGTTTTAAAATGGGCGGTCTATCTAGTATCTTGGATAAAATAAAAAATATAGATATAGAAGAAGAAGATTTAGAAAATTTAGTAGATTCTTTAGAACTTTCTTCAGACCTATTAGATCAAGGAAGTAGTGAAATTATTTCTGGTGGTATAGGCGCTTTTCAGGCACCAAAAATTCCGCCAATAACTAGAATGGCTAATGGCGGTATTTCTGAATTAGATGATGACTTAAAACGTATAATAGATACTTTGCCAAGTTTAAGTAATCGAGACAAAATATTGCAAAAAGCTATATTTGATTTACAAAGAACTCAACAATATACTCCAGATAGTGCTCAATATATTGACAAAGATTCTCCTTTAAAAGCTATTTATCGACCTTATTATTCAGAGGTTACTAAGGCTTACAATGTTGACAGACCTGGTAGATTTGATCCTATGGCTGCAGCCCCAGAAGAAAGAGTGCAGTTCAATTTAAAGCCTAGAAGGATTGAAGGTCAGCTATATGCAGCCGATGGTATGATGGTAGATGGTCAAATGTTTCCAGATCGGGATGATTTAGTAACTGGTCCTGGCGGAGAACGTGACGATAAAATACCAGCCATGTTGAGTGATGGTGAATTTATTACTAATGCTAAAGCAGTACGCGGTATCGGTGCCTTAGCTGGTGCGCCAGCTGATGACCCATTTGCACAAAGAATGGAAGGCGCAAAACAAATGTATGCTTTACAAAAAGCTGCTGAACAATATATGGGATCAATGTCATGAGTAAATTTACGGTAGATAAATTAAAATTTTGTGAAGCAGATGGCAAAGAGATAGCTGAGTTTTTAGCTGATAATTTTCATAAAGAACATTCTTTTTCAATTGATGGCAAATCTCCAAAGTTACATTGGGGCAGAGTCTCACACAAAATAAATAGTGTTCTTTTGGACGGTGTTGTTTTCGTAGTAAGAGACAAAAATGATAATATAGTTGGCAGTGTAGGTTTAGAAGAAACCGACCATTGGTGGTCTAATGAAAATTTTCTAGGTGACTCTTGGTTTTATGTATTGCCTAAACACAGAGAGATTACTGATGGCGAAAAACCCTCAGACCTTTTATTAAAAACTGCTATGGCTTATGCTAAAGAAAAAAACAAGCCTATAGTTATGGGTATCTATAATATTACTAGCATTGAAAAAGCAGAAAAGTTATTTTTTAAAAATGGGTTTCATAAAATTGGTGGAACTTACTACAACGATTTGAGGTAATAATAATGGGTTGTACTTGTAAGAGCAAAGTAAAAAAAGGTCCTCCAGCTGAACAGGTAGAATTACCACAAACTGGTTATCAATTTGTTGATCCTTTTGCAGAGGACATTAGCAGAAGAATACTATCCGCTTATTTTGGTTCGCCTGGAGAATATGAAGGTTTAATAGCTCAAGAAAGAGATATACCTATTGAAGGTACGGCTGATTTAACAGATTTGGAAAGAGAAGCTAGAACCTTATCTGGCAATCTAGGACAGTTTGGTGAATACATACCAGAGGCAGTTGGCGTTGCTAGAGAAGGAATAGATGCTGCTAGATTTGGAGTTGATCAACTAGGTCAAGGTACTTTTAATTTAGCAGAAGCAGCTAAATTGGCTAGAGATCCTAGCGAAGCGATTGAAACTTTTAGTGATCCATTTGAACAACAAGTCGTTCAACAAGCTATTAGAGATATAACTGAACAATCAGAACAGCAAGGCATAGCTAATCGTGCTGGTGCAGTTGGCGCTGGAGCATTTGGCGGTAGCCGAGGCAGATTGCAAGAAACTGAAAGACAAGAAGCGCTGGGTAGAGGTTTGTTAGAAGCTGTCGGCGGTATTAGATCTCAAGGTTTCCAAGGCGCTAGAGACGCTGCCGCAAGACAAGTTAGCCAACTAGGTAGTTTAGGACAAGGCATGGGCACGGCTGGTTTAGCTTACAGCACACTTGGTCAAGGTATTTCTGGCTTAGGTTCACAACTTGGTTCCATAGGTGCAGCAGGTCAAAATTTATTAACTGGTAGAATAGGCACGCTTGAAAATCTAGGACAAGCACAAAGAGGTATTACTCAAGATGCTCTCAGTAGAAGATTTAGAGCAGCTGATGTCTTAGCTGACGAACCTTTTGCTAGATTGCAAAGAGGCCAACAACTATTAGCAGGTATGCCTTTAGGGGGTATCTCTGGTGGCACTGGCTCACAAATTTTTCAACCACAAGCATTTAGTCAACCAAGTCCACTAGCACAAATAGCTGGGGCTACAGCAACCGCTGCTGGAATAAAAGGATTAATTCCCTAATGTTAAGTAAAGGTATAACAGAAGTTCTTAAAGAAGCTTCCAAAGGAAAAGAATTAGAAGATATTTTAAAAGAAATGGCTTTGAATGAAATATTAAAGAATACCAGACTGTCTGCAAGAGGCAAAGAAGTAACATACGATATGAATCCAAATCTTTCTATATACAATAACCCTATGGAAACTGGAATTAAATTTGAAAAAAGATTTGCTGATGGTGGCATAGCTTCGGCTATTGGAGAAATACAAAAAAGAAAAGATGGTGGTTCATCAAACAAAGAAGACTTTATGAAAAAAGGTATTAACAGCATGTTAGAATCTTTGGGAATAGAAACTGATTATAAAAAATTAATAAAATCTAAAAGAGATAAAGCTGAACAAAAAATTAAAGCTGATATTGAAGCTACTAATTTTGTTAAAAATTTAATGTCAGAATATATGGACGGCACTAAAACTTTTGGACAATTTCAAAAAGATTATGGCAATGTAGAAGATTTAAAATTTAAATATATAGAAAAAAAATATCCAGATGTTTATAAAAACTTTTATTCTTTACCTCTTGAAATGAGAAGTAAATTTAATTCATCAACTGAAAAATTTAATCAGGCCACTGGAGAAATACAAAACAGAAAAGATGGCAGTGATGCTATGGGTGAAGGAGGTATAGGTAATTTATTAGTTGGAGAAGACGGTCTTTTATTTGACACTAGTTCTCCAGGGACAATGGCTGCTGATGCTGGCATTTTAGCTTTGACAGTTTTTCCTCCAGCAGCGATAGCAGCTAGGTTAATTCAAGCAGGATATAAAGGCGCTAAATTAACTAAAGCTATGAATCAAGTTAAAAAAATTCAAGAGTCTGTTCCAAAAACTGGACTTGGTCTTAAAGGCTCAGGACGAGGATCTACCTTTATGCAACTCACTGTACCCAAAGAAGTAGCTGGAGTAGCCAATATGGCTGATGGTGGTGTCCCAAAAACAAAATTACAAGCAGCGTTAAGTATATTTGACCGAGTTAAAAAAATGTTAAAACAAGACAAGAAGAAAAATACAAAAAAAGATGGTGTAACAGATAGACCTCCTACTACAGAATCAGCAATACCTGGAGAGCTTAAAGCTATAGCTGGTGCTATTAAACCAGTAGCCGGAAACAAAGCAGTGCAAAAAAATTTAATTAGAACAGCTATTTATGGGGCACCAGCTCTTGTAGCCACTGAGGCTTTATTAGAACCTGATGCTGTGGAAACTGCTATTGAAGACAAAATTGTTCCTCAAATGGACGAGGAAAAAGTTTTAGATGATTCAGTAGAAAAAGAAGTAAAAGGCAGATTTGATTTTTTAAAAGATATGGATCCAGCTTTAGCAAGAGCCTTGATAGCTGGAGGGTCTGCAATGTTACGTCCAACAGAAGGGCCAGTTAGAAGCTTCCTTAGTTTAGGTGAATTTGGTGGAGCCTTCGCTGATTCTTTGAGTAAGTCAGATGCAGCTAAGACAGATTTAGAAAGATTGTATGCAACTGTAGTTGCACAAACTCCAGAGGGAGAAGAGCCTCCAACAGTTCAAGAGTTTTTATTAAGTCAAAAAGGAGGATCTGACAATCTTACTCTTGAAAATTTACAACAAGGATCAGCTCCATTCCTCGGTCTTCTAAACGAAAGGTTTGGTGGCGACTATGAGTTTGATGATTTTCAATTAGATCTTGGAAATGGAAATAAAATTCCTCTCATAGAAGCATATTTAACGATGGAAAGTGATGAAGATCTTAGAGCATTATTAAACAAAGCTGAATTAAAAACAGGTGCTGAAGGAAATTCAGGAGGCTTTCTTCCAAATATAAGAAATTTACTTTCTGGTGATTAAAAATGCCTACAGTAATTATTGATGGCAAAAGAGTATCAGTACCAGATTCAGTAGAAAATCCAGAAGAATACGCTAGAAAAGCTTTAAAAAGAGGTAAAAGAAAATCTAGTGCCTTTGGTGATATAGGTCGAGGTGTAGCAGCTGGTTTGGTTGGTATTCCTCAAGGAGTAACAACATTAGGTACAACTGTCGTTGATCAAATATTTGATACTGATTTAACACAAAAATTAAACAATTACTTTGAAAGTTTTAAGCCAGAGACTAATAGCACTGCTGGACATATAGCTCAATATCTAACTCAATTTGGAATACCGGCTTTAGGTGTGGCAAGCGCATTATCAAAAGCAGGAACTGGTGCTAAGTTATTAGCAACAGGTGCCGTTGATGCAGCTGTAGCCACAGATGATGTAGAAACCTTGTCTGACTTGTTGTTTGATGAAGTTGATGACCAAGAACGATTAAGAAAATTAAATGGCGCAGAGGCTGCTTCTGCTAGGCTGATGGACAGACTTGGCGTATTTGCTGAAACAGCAGCTATTGTTGGCACAGCTCCATTAGTTTTAAAAGGTTTAGCTAAAGGAGGTTCAGAAATAACAGGTGCTTTGGGAGTTGCTCTAGCTCCTGTAGTTGCCAATAGATTTGGTAAAAGTAAATTTGTAAGTGCAGAAAAAGCCATAGATGAATCTAGTCAAGGCTTGATGAAAAACATCATGGATAAATTTACTTTTCAAGGTGCTCTTAAATCAGACGATGTGGCACAGATAAAAGAAGCCGCTGCTCAAGCTACCATTCAATCAGTTAAACAAGTAGAAAGAGATTTTGGCGAAGTCATGAATACAGTAGAAAAGTTAGGCACAACTGGAACTTTAAACACAAGACAACAAAACGAATTAGCCCAGGCAATAGGAGATTATTATTCTCCTAAGACTAGAATTAGTTACAAGAATCCAGACAAGATAAATGACAGATTAGAAATGCAACAAGTTCAAGATCAAGCGTTAGAAAAAATTAAAAGTTTTGAAGGCGATCAAATAAATTATGAAGCTTTAGGAATTAATAATAAAGACAGACATCTTTCTGAGATATTAAAAAGACAAAGAGAAGATATAAATTTAAAAAGTGAAATGCTTTTAGGTTTTAATGATGAACTTGTTCCAGAAAGTTTAAAAGAAATTATAAGATTGAATGATGGCTTTTATACACAAAGAGCTTTTAAAAAATTTACAGATCCTAATTTTAAAATAGATGATGATTTAAGAGCTAAAGCCATAGATGAACTTGCAGAATTAGTTACTAAAAACCAAGGAGTTTCAGGCAGTCAAGCTATAAAAGATGCCGAACAAATATTTAATGATTTGACTAGTGGCAAGTTTGATCTTTTTTCTTTTGAAAATCCAAAAGCAACTGCTGAGTTATTTTCAGGTAACTTAAAACTTGATATTTTAAAAGGCAGAAAGTTAGATTCTTTGCCAGCTGTACGTAAAGCATTAGGTGAGGTCGGCGGGTATTTAGAAAAAGATTGGAAAAAGAGTTTAGCAAATACACAGCTTTTAGCTTACAACACTTCTAAAAAAATAAGCGCGCTAACCGGTAGAGCTAAAACTTTTACAGATTTAAAAAAATTAAATGATGGTGCTGAAACTTATGGGATAAAACCTTTTATATTTAAGCAAGAAGATTTAAATGTTAGAGGCAAACAACCAGGAGATATTTTTGTTGATCAAAAAGGCACAGAGTTTAAGGTCTTTGATGATACCGCTGGAGATTTATCTGGCATGGTTGCAACCAAAAGATTTGCTGATGCTTTGTTAGATGCCAATAACACTTGGACTACTTCAGTAGCTCAATCTTTAGGACAACCTTATCAAACATTTTTAGGGCTTAAATCAGCAGCTCAATATAATAAAACCGTGCTTAGCCCCAGTGCTCAAATAAGAAACCCATTTGGTGGTACGATCATGACTTTTGCCGCTGGTAATATGGGTGGTGGTAGTTTTGTAAATTCTATTAATAAAGTTTTTTCTAATTTTAGCAAAGATAGAATAAAACGAGAGACTCAAAAGGTTAAAGACTTAGGTTTGATAGAACAAAAAAGTTCTGCCTTCATAGGAGAGATAGAAGATTTAGCAAAATTTGCAGAGCAATCTACCTTCTTTGGCAGAATTAGTAATAGTAAACTTATCAAAGGTTTTAGAAATAGTGGCTTTAATAAAGGCGCACAAAAACTTTACACTGGAAGTGATGATGTCATTAGAGATTATAATTTTATCTCTGAAAAAAATAAATTGTTTAGAGCTTTAGTAAAACATGGCGATAAAGATGTACCAATTATTTCTGCAAAAAATAAATTAGATTTTAATACTAGTAAAATAAATGGCGATGTTTTAGCCACTAACGATGGCATTAATAAACTAGCCAGTAGATTTAAAAACAGTGGTGTTAAAGACGGTGACATTGACGAGTTTCTAACAAAAGCAGCTAGTGATGGTTTGATAACTGCACAAGCTTCTAAAAATTTAATAGGTTTTTTAGATCAAGAAGCAGCTCAAATTGCTAAGAATGTTTATCAAAACTACAGCAGAACGGGAGACATAATAAAAGATTTAGCTAAATTACCGATTGGTAATTTTGCTGCGTTTCCTTCAGAAGTAGTTAGAACATTTTCTAATATAGGCAAAAGAGCAGCCACAGAATTAGCTAGTTCGAATCCAGAGTTGCAAGCAGCTGGTATGAAAAGAGCTGTCAGTTCTTTAGTTGCAACAACAGCAGTTCCAGCTTCATTAACTAGTTTAGGTTTAACTTTGACTGGCGCTGATCAAGAACAAATAGATGCTTACAAAAGATCCTTTGCTGCACCTTGGGACAAGACAGCTACTTTAGTGCCATTAGCAACTGATGAAAATGGCAAGATAACTCAAATGATTAATTTTAGTTATACAAACCCCTATGATTATTTAGCTAGACCTTTCAATAGATTGATTGCAGAGTTTGAAGAAGGAGAAAGAAACGAAGACAACTTAGTAAAAACTTTTGGTGAGGCCGCAATATTTTCAATTGGAGAATTAGCATCGCCATTTACTACAGCTTCTATTTCATCTAAATTAATTTTTGAAGCTTACACAGGTCAAACTGAAACAGGTAGACCTTTATATCGAGCTAGTGACAGTTTTGGTACCAAGGCTGCTAAAGGTTTTGTGCATCAAATACAAGGTATTGCTCCGCCTGTTTTGCCTTTTAACATAACTACAGATCCAGCAAGTGATTTGCCTCTCGGCATTTCAGCAACAGCAAAAGATTTTCCTACAGCTGTAATAGCTAGTACAGGTTTATTGGGCGAAGATAAATTAAAAACTGCTAGAGGAACTCGCATAGATCCTGCTGAAACTTTGGTACAAGGCTTTAGTGGATTAAGAGTAATTCGTCCAAACATAGAAAGAAGTTTAAGGTACAGAGGTTTTGAAACTAACAATATTGTTAGAGCAGCAGCTAATGAATTCAATAGAGTGGCCAGATCTACAAACACAAGAGAAGCAGAAGATTTTGTTAAAGCTTACATAGAATCAAATGAAGGCAGATACAAAGGCATGAGAGATCTTTATCTGGCTATAGAAGACGCTAGAGAGTTAGGCTTAAATGAATTAAAAATATTAAACGAATTAAAAAAAGCAAAAGTTGCTAATCCTGAACTAGTTATGAGCGGTATATTTAAACCCTCAACTCTACAAAAAGAATTAATAACAGAAGCCTATCGATCGGATTATGATAAAGCTAGAAACTTGTTACCAGTAACAGAAATAGGAGCTAAAGAAACAACTTTAATTCAACCTTTAACTGGCGGTTTTAGAAGAGAAACACCTACGATTAGAGCCCCACAAACACCAACTGTTGGAGCTCAAGTATTAAGACAGCAAGAACTAGAAAAATTAGTAGGGGGATCTTAAAGTCCAAATTTAATTTGTTCGGCGTTGCCGTTTTTTTCAGCTAACTTAATCTGGCTTATGGCCCTATCAACCAACCACTCGACAGTATTAGCCCTAGTACGATGAGTTAATGAAGCGAGTTCGCTAAGTTTTTTATGCGTTTCTTTGTTCACACCTATGGTAACATGAGTCATGTAAGATTCTCCTAATATGTTGATTCTTTCTTATTTTTGATAAATTATTGTATATTAAAAAATGGCTTATAACAAATACGGTGCGATCAAAGTAAAGCTAGATGGTTACGTCTTTGACAGTAAGCTAGAGGCAGCCAGATATAAATTCTTAAAAGAATTAGAAAGAGCTGGTGCCGTATCAGATATAGAGGTGCACCCACCTTATCCATGTTTTATCGAAGGTAAAAAGATTTGTTTATACAAGGCGGATTTTAAATACAAAAACGCTAATGGCGAGGAGGTGGTGGAAGATACCAAAGGAGTGCAAACTGATGTCTTCAAACTCAAAAAGAAATTGGTGGAAGCGTTGTACCCAGGCTTGATAATACAGATCGTATCTTCTCCTAGAGAATAAGATGACCCAAGACAAAAAGACTTGTTCCGTCTGTCGGAAGAGTAAACCTATGGAGCAGTTTGAGCCCAAGGTAAGACCGACAGGTACTATCTCTTATCGGAAGACCTGTCGAAGTTGTTATCAAAAAAAACGTTACCAGAATGTAACTCAAGATCCCTACAAATTTTTAGCCCTAATATTCACGCAATTAAAAAGTTCCAGAAAAAAGAAAAGACCCGATCTGAAGTGGGATATTACCCTGGATGATGTAATTGATGTCTGGGATGAACAAGAGGGCCGGTGCGCCTTGTCTGGCGTCTTAATGACGCATGCTAAAGATGGTCAAGGCAAGAAAGAACTCAATGCTTCTTTAGACAGGATCCTGCCGCATGAAGGTTATGTAGTTGGGAACATACAATTGGTAGCACACAGAGCCAACATTATGAAACACAATCTATCGGAAGACATGTTCTTCTGGTGGTGTAAAAATATAATAGACTTTAAAAGTAAAAATTAATTAAACGCTTTCTAAATCGAAATTAATTCTTTCCTCAATTTTTCTTTCGTGGTTGTTCAAAGCTAATACCACCAAGTACTCTATTATATTTTTAACGTCTTTTTCATTGTCTGAAGCAAATTTATTTAAAGACTCAAACGTAGCTCTGTTAATCCAAACAGGTTTACAGCCTGATCTTTCTATAAAAGGGTCTTCAAAATCACATAAATTTTTCACGTTGACCTCCTTTCATTACAAGGAATATGTCAAATTATACTATGATTTTACAAAAACTTACAATAATTTAGAAAGGTAATGGCGTTAGGCCTGTGATCCACTCATGATCTTGACAAGCTCGCCTCTGCATTTTTGGATTAGAAATCTCTTGGCCTTTATTACAAAGCCAAGTAGCACCGCTACTATCTATCAAAGGCTTACTGTGTTTGCAATTACGACAATTCTTTTGTTGTGGATAAGCTCTTTGCATGTAGACATCCCTAGATTCTTTAGCTAAATTTTTAATTCGCCAATCTGTTTCAGGCACCAAACTCTCTGGCGGATTCTCTGAAGTAATAATTCGTCTAGCTTTAGCCAACATACTTTGAAAGATCTCTTCGTCTTTGTTAATAACTTCGGTGTAAATGTCTGAGTTGTTTTTGTTGTAAACCAAAGCCAAGCATTTATCTAATTTAAAAGCCCCCATATAACAATGCACCTGAGCTTCGTATTCCATAGACCAACGCTCATAACTATCTTCTTTAATTAAATTTTTAAAACGATTATCGTTGGCGGTTTTGATTTCTAAAATCGAAGGAACCTCTGTATCTGGCAAACCTTTTATCACGCCATCAATATGACCAGAGAAATGATCGCCTAATAAGGAAGCTGTATATTGTTTACCCTTCTTATCTTTTTCAAACACTTCAAAGCCTTGGGCTTTCTTTAAATAATCAACAATGATATCTTCTAAATGTTGGCCCAGATCCAGGATCCTTGAGACTCTAGGCTCAAAACTATTGGGTGGTAAACACCAACGAAAGTTTAACCAAAGCATACGCTCGTCTGGATTACCAATCTGACTCATTCCTAAGTAAGGACGGTAACTAGCTGGCTCTTCCAACATAACATGGTCGATCATTTCATTTATCTTTTTCATATATAAACCTCTTTATTGGTGACGACTACTCTTTTGACATTAAAATATTTGCCTTCTTTCTTGACAGTTATTTTGTTTACGTCTTGCATAGCACCTTGATTAATTTTACGGACGGCATCTTCAGATCGACGCGGTACTCCCCACTTCTTTGCATCCACAATTCTACACCATTGGTTGATAGCTAGACCACTCATTCTAGGATGCTCAAACATAAGCGGTAAGGATCTGGGTAAAAAACTATCTTCTATCTGAAAGAAAACTCGACAGTAATCGTTGCCGTTTTTAGAAGTGGCCAAGGTTGCTGAAGTGCTGGTGACTATTTCATCTTTGGTTTTAACTCCTGGTTTCTCATCAGAGATCACAGCTCCACTGGCCGCCTTGGTTTGTTTAGCAACCTTACGTTCTTCAATTGGTACTAGGTAAGTAGAAAACTCTGAGACAGGAAACTCAGTGCCGCACTCAATACACTTTTTAGCATGAGGTGGGCTTATAGCTAAACACTCGCCACAAATCTTTGGTCTTCTAACTTTAAATTCTTGATTGGGTTGAGCTGTATCAATGCACCCATGTCGAGCAATGTTCTCGCCGTAGTCTAATAACAAACAGTTTTCTTTGCCTGGGTAAACACGCATACCTCGACCACACATCTGCACATACAGGCCTAAGCTTTGCGTAGGTCTAAGCATAGCAATACAATCCGTTTTAGGCGCATCCCAGCCCTCTGTGAGGACACCAACGTTACAGATGACGTTTAGCTCGCCTGACTCAAAATCTGTTAGGATCTGCCTTCTCTCGTCGCCTGGAGTTTCACCGGTAAGTAGTTTGGATTTGATACCTTGCTTGGCTAAGAACATGTTCATCTTCATAGCATGCAATACTGAGACACAGAAGAAGACAGTAGCAGTTCGACCTTTGCTGTAAGCTTTGTCTGACCAATCAGCAATGATGGCCAGAATAGTTTGTTCATCTAAAGCTAACTTCTCTAAATCTGATTCTTTATAATCTCCACCTTTGAATTTTAATTTGGCTTTACTAGCATCAATGATAGTTTCGTCAGCTACCTGGTAAGATACTATTCTTGCTAAATAACCTTGGTCAATAAGATCTGGGATCTTCGCTTGATAAGCAACGTCAGAAAAGAAATGATCTTTACGTTTACCATAAATGTAACCTTGACCCATGCGATAAGGCGTAGCAGTAACGCCCATAACCCTAGTAGCATGTTCAGCAGACAGCTCGGTAATAATTTTTTGATATCTGGTTTGATCGTCTGGCGAAAGATTGTGAGCTTCATCAATAATAATGTAATCAAACTTACCAACTTTTTCTAACCTATTTCCAGCAGCTAGAGTATCTCTGGAAGCAACCAGGATCTGAGCATCTAACTCATGTCTCTTTAAACTGCTAGATAAAACACCGACTGGTGCTTGAGGCCAAACGTTTTTTATTTTGCTTTCAGCTTGCTCAATTAGTTCTTGCCGATGAGCTAGAACTAAAAACCTAGTATCTGGGTACGACATAATCTGTCGCTTGATAAAAGTAGAAAAGATTACTGTCTTGCCAGAAGCAGTAGGTAAACTTAGTAAAGGGTGTTCAGTAATTGATTGGCTACCAAACCAATCGAAGAGCGATGTGACAGCATCTTCTTGATAGGGCCTAAGATCCATTAATGTTTCGTCTTCTTAGTATTCAATTCATCATCTAGTCTTGCATCTGCTTCAAAGACTATTTCTTTTTCTTGAGCATCCATTAAATCAGAAAGCACTGAGTTTAAACATACAGCAATTAAACCGGTGGCAGCGATGGTGTTGTGAGTCATTTCATAAGTCAAACGCATAGAGAAATGATTGAGTGCTGCAGTAAATTTGCCAGCGTCAAAATCTTTTCTTTTAGAATATTTTCTTAATAACTCTGACAGTTCTAGTTCTAAATCATTTTTTAAATTTTCTTTCATTGTCATATCCTATGTTTAAAATGCTGAGCTCAGTATCTTTTACAGCCTGAACCAGGGTTGGATTAAATAAGCTATCTTCATTGCGCCAAAGCTTATGTACTTGTTCAATAACCTTTTCGGTATTTGATATTAAATCTTTTTCATTAAGATTAAGTGTTTTTCTTTTCATGTCGTCTCTCTTTATATTATTATTTAATAAAGCAGTTTAAAGACGTGCTTAGGTCTCGCTTGATTTCCACCCTTGGTGGTAGGTGGATGGTATGGATGAAAGCCCTATTTCATCCAATCATAATCTTGCTCGCCGGTAGATCTCTCCGCAGCAGCGACTTCAGTAGGATCTTGCACTGGCGCAGACTTCTCCTCTGCTGGTGTGCTAGTTCCTTTGCTTACAAAGTCGTTTATCTTATTGCTGTCGGCATAGCCATCAGTACCAGGTTCAATCCTAACCTTAGCTGTGAATGGTACATTCATCATTTCATCTAAGGCTTCACGATTGAAGCTAACATCTGGATTCAAACCCATCGATTTACGCCAAGCTTTGACGCGTCTTGCAGTGACTTGGACGGCGTTGCCTTGCACAGTAAAATATTCCCATATTTTTCTATTAGCATGACTCGGACCTACCACATCAAACTCGACTTTGATAGATTGATTACCAGCTTTTGAGGTGTGTTGATTCCATTGATTTGCCACCATTTCATAGTTCCCGTTAGGGATAGGTGAGAAATCATTTTCCTCTTCCACGCTTGTTAAGTCTATATCAAACTCATCTGTCATTTTTTTGTCTCCAGAACACAGGCAGTACACATGTAGATTTTTTTGTTTAATGGTCCAAACCAACCATTGGATTTCACAATCACTTCAGCTGGCCTGCCACATTTTTTACACAAATTAATCTCCTTGCACACTGCTAGTGCTCATTAGTTTTTTAGTTGCTGTTTTATATTCGTTAATAAACGAATCCCATTTGAGCTCTATCTTATCGGGAAGAGGAACTCGACTCTTCGCATCGAAAGCCGCGGAGAACTTTGTGAAAAGCATACGCTCACCCATGGCAAGTGCACGTGACTTTTCATTGAAGCCCTGCCCCGACTTAGTAACACGAATCTGATGATTTGCAAATAGATTGAAGTCAACCCACTCTCTAATTTTAGAACTAACCTTTTTGTGTAGATTAAGTTCCCAACGATCGTAAGGTTCACGCTCAGGATCTGCAAATGTTCTGATGGCAACGTGAGATAATAAAATCACGTTCATATTCTTTTTATCGTTTAAGACATCCAGGGCTCTGAAGATCTTTTGAAATCCTTCAGCTGTCATGGTGTAACCTTTACCAAAGCCGATGTCTTCTATGGAAGATACATTCTTTTGACGACAGACTTCTTCTTGAATTAATTTTTCTGCCCAGTCGGTGGTGTCAAGGATTACAGTTTTAAAATTATGCTCTTCTTGTACCAATTGTTTTAATCGTTTCATTAAATCTTCAAACGATTCGCACAATGGAAAGGAAGAAGTGTTGACATATCTAGTACCTTCTTCAGTCTTAATAAATATAGGGTTAGGGGCACCCGCAGCAAAGGTAGTTTTACCTATCCCATCGGTGCCAGCTATGTTCATTTTTATTGGCCCAGGGTTCATGCCTGTTTCGATTTCATCTAATATACTCATTTTTTCCTCTTGTCTAAAAACGAAACATAAGGCCGATCGGAAATCTTAGTGGTCAATGCTTCGCTTAATTTTTGATAAATTGTGGGGTGTTGTTCAGCCAGAGCTGTTGTATCTTTCTTGTTCTCTTTAAACTCAACGCTAAAGGGAAAAAGTTTTTCTGGAATCTGACCGGCTTCATAGATGTCTGAGATTCTGCTTTGATCCCATTCACGCTTGACTCGAAAATCAACTTTGATATCAAAATCGTACTCAGTGAAATCTATTCTAGTGGCACCGCCGGTGTTGTTAGACAGCTTCACTTGTTCAGCAACTCGAGGGTGACGAGCGATAGCAATATCTAAATCTTTGCTTTCGTCACGTAACCTTGCTTGCATAGCTAGGTTGCTTTTTTTTCTGGCTAATAAGTCGGCGAGGTCGTCGAACTCTTCTACAATATTCTCTTTCATAACTTTACTCCTGAGCGTAGTATTGGCGAAAGAAAAATAAATGTCAAGAAATATTTTTACTTTTAGCAAAAAATAATTTACAATCCGTGGCATGACATTAAAAGAATATATTATCAAAAGAGGTGAGGGTCCTTTAGCTAAAGAACTAGGGGTCTCACCTGACACAGTAAAATCTTGGCGTTATGGCAATCGCGAACCAAGGCCAAGGCAAGCAAAAAAATTAATACTTATGACAGGTTACGCTATGACCTGGGAAGATATCTACGGACCCATAGAAGAGAATGCCCTTAGTACTGAATGCTGATTCGCAGTTAGAGAATTTTTCTGACGAAGCCAAAGCCGAAATGCTTTGGTCGTTTTGGGAAGAAGGTTTTCATTTAATACCTTGTGGTTCACGTAAAGAAATTATTCCAGAATATTTTCGCAAGCGTCATCCATTTGAAAGTGATGAAATCTTAGCAGCGAAATGGGCTAAGACCCCTAGAGTAAAGTGGGAGACTTATCAACGAAGACAGCCGACCCATGAAGAATTGAGAGAGTGGTTAGTCCGATATCCAGGGGCTAACTGGGCTGCTATCACCGGTATAACTTTTGTAGTACTAGATTGTGATAGCACCGAGGCGGTGGAGTTCGTCGAGTCTGGTCAAGTAACTCGATCGCCTCTGAAACAAAAAACCCCTCGTGGTGGTTATCATTATTTTTATCAAGTTAACGAAGGCTTAAATGTTCGTAACATGACTGGCAACTTAGATGTCAGAGGCGAAGGTGGTTATGTCATGGTTTCGCCTTCACTCAAATATAGTTTTGAATTGGCACAAGGCGCTGCAGTCAATGACATGATGGATCTGCCAATGTTAAACATGAATGATTTGAACTCAATACACGAATACAATCAATCAGGAAAGGTACAGCCGTTATCATTAGGAACAAAAGTAGGCACAGATCCTGTTGCTGTCGGTCAACGTAACGATACCTTGGCAAGACTCTTAGGCAAATGGATTCGTGAAGGCTGGGGCTATCGTGAAGTTTTAATTAAGGCTTTCGATTGGAACCAAACACTGCCTTCTCCACTGCCTTTGCCAGAGGTTTTACAAACAACTATGTCGATTACCCAGGGTCATGTTAAGCGTAATCCAGAAGATGTGGATGCAGGAATCATGGCTTGGAAGACGAGCGAATGGCAGATAGATCTAGGCGAAGAGCTCAAAGAAATACTGGATCAAGAAGATCCCATCGAAGTTAAAAAGGTACAAGACAACAAGACCGACCCACTCAATTTAAAAAGTTACAACGATGAATTTTGGACGGGCATTGAACCTGGTACGATCGAACAGTATTGGGGTGATTGTTTTATCTTTGAACAATCTAGGTGTCTGTTAATTGGTAAACCAAAGATAGGTAAGTCGCATTGGTTGGGAGCATTTGCAGCAGCAGCCACAACTGGTCAACAGTTTATGGGTATGCCTTTTACCAAGCCGTGCAAAGTCATGTGGCTACAAGCAGAAATCATTCAAGAGTTCTTAAAAAATAGAATCGATTTGTACTACGAACCGTACCGACACGATCCAGACTTGATGGCCTTGGGACATGCAAACTTAATTCCAACTGGCCGACTCAGAAAGAACATCATGCGTGACAAAGACATCAACGCAATCGCTGAGAGTATTGATTATCATCAACCTGACATTGTCATGATTGATCCGATTATTAATTTCTTTGATGGCGAAGAGAACAGCAACCAGGAGATCCACAGCTTGCTATCCAGAATCGATCGCCTGATTGAACTCTTTGGCGTGGCAGTAATCATTGCCCATCACACGGGTAAGGAACGAGCCGATGATGCTTCGTTCATGTCAGCCCGTGGTGGGTCAGCTTTTGCTGGGTGGATGGACTCCGGTATCAAACTCATGGGACAACGTCCGAATGTAACAATGTTTTATGAAGCACGTAATGCCAAAGAACCTGACACGCATTTGTCTAGGTTTGATTTTGAGAAAGGTTATTGGGATATGGTGGACTTTGATGAAGGCCCAGACGAAGTAGAGATTGCACAAAAAGTAGCAAATGCTATGGACAGAGTTAAGTTTTACACTAGACAAGAATTAGAACTATTGGCGCGTGAAGCACTGAAAGCAAACAACTTACCGAGTGGCGAGCGAGCAGCTCGTTATGCCGTGAGTCACGTACAAAAATATTTAGGCGATGTAGTCAAGACGAAAGCAATTCCTGGTAAACAAACTTGGCACTATCGTTTTGACAATCAAAGCCGTAAACCTTGGGAGGCAGAATGAAAACTGAAAGCAACAACATTTACTTTATTATCAACTCAGAAGAACTCAAACGTGAAGTAGCCTGGGAGTGGCGGGATCAGAAGAAACAATTTTTTCAAACTTGGGTACCGACTGAAGCTGATATTGTCTTAATCGACGAGCTCATGCCAGACGAACGAGCGCTTGTCAAAGCTGAGATCATGCACGAATTAGAGCCTGAGTTACGTGAGGAGCGTTTACGTCGTAATAAAAAAGCAAGAGAAAGGAGAAATAAATGAAACTAGATTGGCCGTCATTCAAAGAAGCTTGCATCGATACCTTTCTCGGTCTGCCGATCAATTGGTTGTTGTCGTACGCAGTATTGGCAACGATGTTGTATTTAACTTTTGACAATGCCTTTATTATTTCAGCGACCCAGGTAGCAGTCATAACGGTATTTGCTATCATAAGAAAGTATTTTATTAGAACTCATTACAAACGCATCAATGAATCCATACAAGATTAAAGGCCCAGCACTGATAAGCTTTAGTGGAGGTAGAACTTCAGCGTTCATGTTGAAACAAATCATCGATGCCCACGGGGGCACACTACCCGATGATATTTACGTGACTTTCGCTAACACTGGGAAAGAAATGCCTGAGACTTTGGACTTTGTCCAAGCTTGTAGCGAGCACTGGGGTGTAAAGGTACACTGGCTAGAGTTAGAAATGGGCGATGAGCGTCCGGTTTATCGTACAAAAGAAGTTACTTATGAAACTGCTAGTAGAGACGGCAAACCTTTTGAGGCTTTGATTGGACGCAGATCCTACTTGCCAAACCCAGTGGCTAGATTTTGTACTGCTGAGTTAAAGATTCGACGCATGAAAGATTTCATGTGGAAAATGAAAGGCTATAAGCATTGGGACAATGTTTTAGGTTTACGTTATGACGAGCCGAGACGCGTGAGCTCATCAAGAAATGCTTCTGACCGAGAGCGTTGGGGTAATTTAATGCCTATGTATGACGCTAAGCACACAGTCGAAGATGTCTTGGAGTTTTGGCAGAAAGCAAACTTTGACCTGACTTTGCCGAGTATTGATGGACAAACATTGGCTGGCAATTGTGATTTATGTTTCTTAAAAGGACGCAAGACTTTGACTAAACTAATTAAAGAACGCCCAGATCTAACGACCTGGTGGATAGCCCAAGAAAATAGAATCGGCGAGGGTACTGGGGCAACCTTTAGGTCGGATCGCCCACCTTATGTGGAGCTCTTGAAGGAGGCTGAAAACCCAGTGATGGATGATATGTTTGAGGACGATACGATGTCGTGTTTTTGTCATGATTGATATTCACGTTGGTAATGCCTTGACTAAATTAAAGGAATTGCCCGAACAATCAGTGCACACTTGTGTCACGAGTCCACCTTACTGGGCGCAACGTAACTACAACGATGAAGCAGAACAGCTTGGTATGGAAGCAGACTCAGAAACTTATATAGCAAATATGGTAGCAGTATTTAGAGAAGTAAAGCGTGTCTTAAAAGACGATGGTACTTTGTGGTTGAATCTAGGCGATACCTATGGACAGCAACAAGGCTCTGGCTTTAACACAAACAAAGCCAAAGGCAGAACAAATAGAGTCAAAGATATGCAAACAGAACTAGGCGATGTCAAAGTTAACTTTGGGTTGCCGATTAAGAATTTGGCTGGGATCCCTTGGAGGGTAGCCTTGGCCTTACAAGCAGACGGTTGGTATCTTAGACAAGATATCATCTGGCACAAACCGAACCCTATGCCTGAGAGCTGTACCGATCGCTGTACAAAAGCACATGAATACATATTTTTATTGAGTAAACAGGCTAAATATTACTACGATAATGAAGCGATTAAAGAAGATAGCACTTATGTAAATTCAAAAGGACAAAGAGGCCTGCCTGATTCAGTGCACAATATTAAAAAAGGCAAGGGCATGAAAGGTATGGAAATAAGAGAAGGACTATCAAACATGAAAGAAGCTGAAAAACGCAACAAGAGATCCGTCTGGACAGTGACAACAAAACCTTTTAAAGAAGCTCACTTTGCTACTTATCCGAAAGATCTGATCGAGCCTTGCATCTTGGCAGGTTGCCCTGAAGGTGGCACAGTATTGGATCCTTTTGCTGGTAGTGGCACGACAGGTATTGTCGCAGCAATGTTTCAAAGAAGGGCAGTATTAATAGAATTAAATGCTGAATATGTAGAAATTATGGAAGCAAGAATGGAACAAGAATTAGGTCTTTTTTGTGAAAAAACGGTTGTGCAACGATGATTAGCGATTTTGCACAGCGTCTTAAAAAAGTCAATAAAATCAATACCTTTATGGTTGTGCGGTTGTGCAATTGCACATGCCTGCACATGCGCACAGCGTGCTCTGAAACCCTTATGTTTACTGGGCTGTGCAGTTGTGCAGTTGTGCACTTCTATAAGAAGGGGAATGAGTGGGTATGTAAACCCACATCCCCACCCCCTCTCATCCCACTTATAATAGAAAAAATAAAAAGGAGAAATGAATGAAACAAGCAAAGTGTAAGAGCAAGGAGAATGGATATTTGACAGAGAAAACTTTAATTAATATACAAGTTAAATATAAAAAAAATAAATGCAAAAAGTAATGACAATGAAAGAACATATGGAATTAGTGGCTAATTTAAAAAAGCCTAAGCAAAAGGTAACAAGAAAAAAGGAGAAAAAAAATGCCAGCTAAAATAAAACCTTCACAAAAAGAATACATCAAGGATGGCAATGGTAGACCGACCAGAATGTGGCGTTGGAAACATTATTATTTGAAACAAGCAACGACTGAAGAAATTCAGAAAGAATTAGTAGAAGGTAAAAACAAACATAAAAATAAATTGCTTAACGAATTACAAAGACGTGGAGTAAAATCAGCCAATGGCTAGAAAGAAGAAACTGACTAAGATGCAAGAGGTGTTTGTTAATCTCATGGTGTATCAAGATCTAACGCAAAC